ATACAAATATATAAATTTTAATATTCGTTTCGAGGAACAATATACAATTTAAAAACAAAATTTAATTTGAGAATTAAATATATTTATTGATATATCACATTATGAGTAATAGCGATATTTCAATTTATCATGTGGTTAATAATGTCAGCAACAACACGGCATTAACACAACTACAGAATTTACAAGCGAATAGCTTGGCAAATGTAATTAATAATTTTCCAAAAACAAGGTATACTCTAAGTAAAACCGAAGAAGATTATTTAAATCAACATATGTCACCATTCAAAATCATTTACGATACACATGTTAATTTCCATCAACATGGAGCTGCGGCATTTTTAAATGATTATGCATATAGATCTTGTTTAGCTGAGGCGAAAAGATTTAATAATGTAATAGACATTGGTGGCTCGCCATTAAGGACGCCAAATAGTTTTCATATGTGTGTTAAAATTGATGACATAAGAACCGATGGCAGATATGTTGAGAGTGCATGGACACAATTGAATATTAATACAGATAAATATTCTTTTACAAAATACTTAACTGGTAAACACAATTACTGCATTGACGGCGCAGAAAAATGCATGCATAAAGCAGAATACGCATTTGCAGTAAATGTTTACGATATCACAATGGCAGATATAGCAAAAATATTCAGCAACCACAATTTAACAGTAATGGATATGTGGTTATTCATGCCATACAATTTAATAGATGATAAGTTCATAGATGATCAAGTAATATATAGGAACAAAATAATTAAAGATGCAGGAATGACAAAATGTTATTTTGATTTACTTGATGAATCGAATGTATATATACACGATTATAAAACATGGAAATCATATTATGAAACAACAATAATATCATGTGCAAATTATTGTATCAAAATTGAGATTAAGAGAACAATAGGCACATTTACACATTTTAGATTCGTAAGAACGACTAAAATGAATGGACGCATCGTGAGAAATATACCATTATCATTTAAAACGACAAAATGTATTGTACCGGATTTAGTACATTATTTTAGAAATAACAACGCAACAGCAAATATTTATGAAAGGAGTTTTAACACACAAAAACAATTCGTACAAAAATGTTTGCATTACTTATGTAGCACTAAAGATGATATGTTTAATTACAATACATTTTCAGCGTATTGTGATAGCATTAAAAATACTATAAAATATAATCAGAATAGTGCAGTAGAATTCGTATATGAAGGTGTGGACATGCTATTTCAAGAATTTGAAACCATAAAGCAAAGCATGTTCATAATAGCAGCGATAGAAAGATACAAAAGAACACAATTTGTATCAAATGCATTACAATACATGAAAAATAACACACCAAAATTGAATGCTCATAGTATGAATCTATCAATTAAGTTAAAACATGAATTTAAAACAATGATGCATAATATTGCTGAATCAATTAAAAGTTTTGGTAGATCAATAAATTATGATGAAAATGTTATCATAGCTGATACATTTTTATATAATGCAACCATACATTATTTTGAAGATAAAGTATTTGAGAAAATATATCACACTAATGAAATAATACATTTATCACATTCAACAACCATTGCTATTCCTAACAATACATATACAAGTTTTGATCAAAATATACAAAACAACAGTAACAATCAAAGAAGAAATAGCAATAGTAGCATGTCAAACATAAGCAATAATAGTGGAATATCAGATTATCAATTAGCAGCAACTGAAATCACGGGAACAACGGAAAAATTAAATAGTAAAATACCAATAGTGACATACAATTGCATTGACAACAAGATCAATAATGGTAAAAATATGCGATTCCAAGGTGATGAACTATTATTTATAGCACAAGATCATAAAGCTAAATTATTGTATGATCCACCAGGTGACGGTAAATGTGGCTTACATTGCTTAAGCAAATTCATGGATATTGATGAAACAAACGACACATGGCAAAACATAGATGATCTAAATACAATAGCATCAACAAACGGTTACAACTTAATATATCATATAGACGGTACACCAGTATCATTATTACGTAATAATGATGATGGTGATTGGATTAGCCTTAATTTACAAGAATCACATTGGACAGTCATCAGTTGTAACTGTTTAGTCAAAGATAGAATTATTAAACCGATCGAGAATTTTATACAAAGTACGCAATTCATATATCTAACATCATTTAATAACAAAGGTCATTTAAAAGCATTGTTCACAAAATTATTCGATGATAAATTACCAACTTATAGAAATGCATTAGATCATAGAATAATAAGAGACAATTGGTTAGATTTCGATACGGTAATCGTTGACAAATACGATGATCATCAATCAATAATTGACATGATTAATTATATTATGGCAAAAATAAATAATCATTATGAGAAAACATTGATAATACCATCATATATGTATACTGATTGTATGGGTACAATATTAGATGGGGAAAATTATAAGTATGTAGTAACTTCACCAGTAATAATTAAACAACATAACCATTGTTCACATGGTGGTTACAAACAGTATAAACAACTCATAATAGATCAAGGCAATAAATATAATAATACAGATTATCAACAAATAGCAACAGTTAAAATTAAAGATAAAATGCAATCTAAATACGACGATATAATGAGTTTTGTAAGCAAAATTCACAATTTCAAAACTGTACATGATTTAACAGCGGCACCAGGGCAATTTTATGAACATCACATCAAAAATTACTCTTATATTAAAATCATACCATATGTATACAACGGTGACAATTATGCCGATACGATGTATAATAACCATGTAGTTATTAATTACATGGATATTAATGAACTTATACAACAACTGAATATCAAAAACGATCTATATTTATTTGATTATTATGCATATGTAATTAGCATTACTAGCGTATTACGCATAGTCAACAACAATGGTATGCTATTAACGAAAATATCATTTGACCAGAATTATAAAGATAAAAATGTACACTTTTTGAAATTGTTAACGGATAATAAGATAAGGTATAACCTCATGCGTAATGATGCAACTGATAGTAAATCATCTGAATTATTTGTTGCAATATCGACTAAATTAGCAAATAATGGCATAATTGATTATAGCATATTACAAAATGAAATAGATATTACTGTATTAGAAAAACAAGAAAATTACATCTGCAAATGTAAACATGATTTATTTGGTAAAGTAAATTGCAATTATACAGTTACATATGATAAAGTTAAAATGTCAAACTATCAAAATTGGTTGAATATTGAATTGAAAAACTATGATATACAACCTTATAATAATAAAAATACAAAAGATTTGACAATAAAAGTAATAAACGGTATGGCAGGTGCAAAGAAAACTATGGATGTAATTAAAAATATTTGTAATAAATGCTCCATAATAATATCACCATATAAAGCAGTAACAAACGATACAAATAGAATAAACAACGTAGGTTTAACATATATGACAGCAATTAAAGCATTACATAAAAACAAATACAGATATGTTATATTAGATGAAGTATTTGCACATTCACCGAATTACATTTACGTAGTTAGAGATTTACAACCAGAAGCAGTTATTTTAGGCGTAGGAGATTCATATCAGATAAATGATCGTGATTACAATAATGATTCATTATCAACGGATATAGAAATGTTATCAGATTATATTAATGTTACCTACCGTTGCCCAAAGAAAATAACAGAAATAATATCTACATATATAAAAGGTGCAACAACTAAAAATGATAATGATGGCGAGGTTAACATTGAAGAAGATATTAATAAATTATACGAATTACCGTATGACAAAGACAACTTAATATTATGCGCGACACAATTAATTAAAGATAAAATAAAACTTAAAAATAAAAATGATATCAATACTATTAATGCAGCACAAGGAATAACAGTTAAAAATATACATTGGTATATACAAGACATACATATGTTACCAGAAGATAAAGTAAAATACATTTATGTAGCGATGAGTCGTTGCACAAATCGTTTGGTAATGTATGGCGATAAAGAAGAAGTACAACAGATATATACCATATTAGGAACAGCTGTAGACAGAGCAACACATGTATTTGATATACCAATTGTAGAACGCACAGAATTCGTAAGAGAAACACCACCACATAAATATCATACTCACGTAAGGCAATTAGGTAATAAGAAAGTGACACAAAATTCAATTGAAGATACATTAGACAGGATATTCATACCAACTAACGACACAACAACATCTATAATAGATTATAAAACTGATGTTATCATACAAGATCTAAGCAAGAAAAGATTTAAAATGACAATGGACATGATGGGACCAGATGTGATTAAAATACAAGGAAAAAGATTTGGAAGACGACAGTATCAAAAATTTTATCATGGTAAAAATACTAAACAAACACTTGATTGTTTATTGCATAGGTATTCAAAACCAACGAAGAAAATGTCAGATAAAATGATTGATAAACACATTGAAGGTTTTAACAAATTCATGAAGAAAGATTGGATCAAAAACATAAGGAAACAAATAACACCAGAGATAATAATGTCTGCAACAACAGCATATATACGTGAATTACAAAAGAAATTCCCAAAGGAAGATGTCATGTTATACTATGATTACTTAAACAATAAAACACAAGATGATGCAGCAAAAGAAATATCAAGGATTAAAGATAAGAAACTTAAAAACATTATTAAAACTATGATGGATGGTAAAGAAAGTAAATTAACGGATCTTGAAAGGGAATGGGACGATAGCTATCATCAATTAGTTAACTTTCATTTGAAACGTCAACCGAAAGAAGTAAGATCACCAGGTTATGACAGTATATTTAAAGCAGGACAAGGTGTATCTGCATGGAGTAAACTTATGAACATCATATTTTCAACTTTCACAAGAGTATATGACAGTTTGATCAAAAATTATGTGTTAGATGATGTACAAATATCATATGGGGAATCAGATGCAGCATTAGGCAAATTCTTTGAAACAAAACACAAAATCATAAATAGCAAATCATTCGAAAAAATGATGTGTGATTTTACTGAATTTGATAGCTCACAAAATGAAAAAGCAATGATTGCATCAGTTATGATGTTGAAAGCAATGGGTTTACCATCGCATATATTAGATCAATACTTGCATCGTCGTAAGGAATGGGTATTGTACGTCAAGAACAACACCGGTGCAGTTGATCTAACTGTATATTTGGATGGCGTATGGAATCAACACTCAGGTCAACCATTTACATTAGGTGGCAATACACAATATAATATGTCTGCAATTGGAATGTGTTACAATTTCAAAGATTTCCAATTTGCAGCATTCAAAGGCGATGATTCAGTTGTTGTAGCAGCTAAAATAGAAGAATGTTTGGAAGGTACAGACAGATTACAAGATTTATGTGGTTATAAACTTAAAGCATATAAAGTCAACATAATGGAATATATAGCAAATATTGTAACACCATGTGGTTTCTTTCCTGATATCATACGTAGAGTAAGTAGAATATTATCCAAAATTTATGTTACCAACGATGATTGGGAAGAAATACGTAAGAGTACAGCAGATTGTTTGGATGTCATACAAGATGATGAAGCACTACATATAGGACTTGAAGTAGCAAAGAACTTTTATGCACAGTTTAATATTATTGTTACAATTGAAGAATTAGAAGATTTCGTCAGATTTTTGAAACAAATAGTAAACAGTAAAGGCCTGGATGAAATTGATGTTAAAATGTGGCACATTGAAACTTTGAAACATTAAATAAAAATTTCATTTAATCCTTTAATACATTTTCAAAACGAAAACTTTAAACAATATATTCACAATTAAATCAATACAATTAAAATTTAATCAATATGTCTACTGAAACAAATATAGGTACCATACAAGGTGTTAAAATCAACGCATCAACACCAGCAGGTGCAGCATATGTTAAGAAAGTAACACATCCACCAAGTAACATGTCATCAGATTATCTTGGTAGACCAGATTGTTCATCACCAAACGTTGTATTAATAGAACTTAAATCTGAACAAAATGTAGCACCAATATTAGTTGTACCAACGTCAGCAACAACTAATAAAACAGTTAATCCATCATCAATGCTATTTTTACAGTCATCCGGTGCAGTTGTATCTAATTATGTATTCTTATATTTATCAGATGCATCAATATCAACAAAAGGTTGGGTACAACCACAAGGACAAGCATCGATAACATCAGGTGCGGAATTACAACCAACTGTAACACAAACAACAGTACAAAGTACTAACATGGCAGGTTATTCATTTAGTAATTGGCAAAGTGATGTTGCAAGTCATCGCAAAACATACAAATCATCAACTTATTATTTAAATGCCACAAATTTCAATAACCAAGGTGTAGTAACAACAGCAAAGTTCAAACCGGACATAGTACAAGGTTTAAGTTTGTTATCACTTTATGATTCACATCGTGGAGATAATAAATCAACAACTAATTTACTCAATGCAACACGCGCTAGTTTGAACATGAAAGGTTATACGATAAAGCAAAATTCAAAAACACAGGAAACGTATAACAAAAATCAACAAGATGACGAATTTATAGTATTAGATAATAATGGTTATAAATTACCAGGTGAACAGATGTCATATCAGATTTTAGATTTCGGTACATTTACAACATCTCAAGGCACAGATTTACCATTTAGCAACCAGATATTTTACAACACATTGTTACCTGAAACAAGCAGTCAAGTGTTAATGGCATCACCCAAATCAGCAACTCGTCCAGCAAAAGATGGAGCATTTGTAGTATTACAACAAGAAGATGAAATTATACCTTGGGTCGCAAATAACGCTAACAATGTATTATCAACACCAGCAGGATTGACACTTTCATTCATGCGTTATTCTGTATCCGGGGTAGCAACATACATCCCATTGTATTCATCAACACTTACAGGTAATACTTACTCACCAGCAACAGCGGAAGTACAATGGTCATCATTGGATTGGTCAATGACATTATTTGAAGGCTTGACAGTACCAACGACAGTCGGTACCACATTAACATCAGTACCTTATGTCACTGTCAAATCGATTGTCGGATTAGAGATACAACCAAGATCAACATCTAGTATTACATCATTCCAGAGGACATTACCATTACCAGATGATGATGCAATTAGAATGGTTATAGGCATAATGCATGCAAGACCCGATTCATTACCAGCATCGGCGAATGATTTAGGTTCAATTGCAACAACAGCTATTAAATTCATACCAACAGCAGTTGAATGGCTTAAAAATATCTTCGGTTCCAAAACAGAAGAAAAGAAAATTGTTGATAAAGAAGTCAATAAAAAGATGAAAAACAATAACCAGAATAAACCAAAGAAAATGATGAAACGTAGCAATGATAATACAAGAATGTTGGAACAGAAAATTAATTCATTGACAAATTCAATCAATCGCATGAAATTATTAACCAATAAATCGGTTGAACCAGCAACAAGACTACCAACTTATGGTAACCAAATGAACAAACAAAAACCAAGAAATAACAAAATGATTAAAACACAAGTTTATGAATCACGTAGACAAAAACAATGATTTCAATATAATTAATTTAATCAATTTATTTATTTGCTATTCGCCTCAGTCTAAACTCTAATAGTTTGACTAGTGACACTATTTATATATTTATTCAAATTAAATTCAGC